AACACTCTCCCAGCCAGTGTGAAGAGATTTGAACCACTTCCGTGAGCGAGCCATCGAAGCATCTTGCCTGCGCAAGTTCTCCATTAGCGTCGGAAAGCGATCCAACGGACCGGACGCGACATCATCCCAGGCATAGAGGATGCACATCGAGAAGAGTTGTTCAGTTAAAAACTGCATCTTCTTCTTCTCTTTGAACATGATGTTGTGGAGTTGCTTGTTCCAGTTAACCGGGTACGCAACCATAGTGCCGCCAACATCTAGGAATTTGTGGGAACAAAATTCCAATGCCTTGATAGGGCCACGGTGAATGTGCTTCAGAAGAAAACCAGCCCTGGTAAACCAGTTCTTAAAGTCATCCTCGTCCACACCGACCATTCTCTCAATGGTATCATCGCCTTGACAAATGATACCGTGCTTCGACCAGTTGAAGTCACCAAACTTTTCCAAGCAGTACAAGATCTTGTTGAAAATCTGTCCATGCGAGTTCATAGAAATGGTTATCTTCGTGCCAGACTTCATGATTCCTGGGTTTTCCTGGCGGTAAACCTTTCCATCAGAGAAGACGACATCGGTCTTAGCAATGAGCTTCACAACGGCTTGGATCCAAAGAGACTTATCATCATCAATGTTATCGCATTGCCTAGCGCGGAATTCCGATTCAAGATCGAAAAGCCATTCAGGGACATGCAAATCCCAGCCGGAATGGTCCTTCTCAGCACAGCTGAGTTGGCGCCCATCTTCCAACGAATTATACACCTTGTTGAACCCCCCATGGAGAAAACTGAACCCTGGCTTAGATGGAATATCATAGCAGTTATCAATTTCCGCCTGGTTGCTCTCCTCAAACGTCAACGTTTGGATCAACATATCGATGATGGAGAACGACCAAATAAGCCGCCAGCGTCCCTCACGGGCCTTCTGGAGCTTATGGGGCTCACGTTTCACAAATAACCGAACCGGGTCGAACACACCGGCCAAATCAGAATATGAAATATTTTTTGTTTTTTGTTGTTTTATTATTTTTTGTATTTTTTGTATTTTGTTTAAAGTCAAATTGACTATATACTCCACACCCAACTTCTCCACGAGTTCCTTATTCGTACCAGCACTCAAACAGTACGGGTAGCCGGGGGAGCTGCCGCCATGTTCGCGTAGGTGGGCCTCGAGGGTGCGCCGTACATGGGTTGCGGATAGAAAGTCGGGTGGAAATTCATACCGCGATTGCCCATATAAGGATTCGGCATGGAAGAGGGTACCTGCCATGTGAACGGGTTCGGGACGCCATGAAGAGGTGTTGAGGTACTCTCCTGTCTGAAACCGGAACGACGCGTGTTCTGCCGAGGAATCGGTTTGCGGGGCGACGAAACCTTGGGGGGCGTCGAAGCCGAGGACACGTTCGTCTTCGATGTACGAGGTTGGGACGGCGTTGCAGCGGGCGCGCTCTTCGAGGAAGGTGAAACCGCGGTAGATTTCTGGTCCGCCGCCGGACGCTGAGCTTTTAAAGGCTCGGTCACAGGGACAGTGGACTCCTTCTTTTTAGATTCGGCCTTGGCGACTGCACGACGTTGACGGCGAGCTTTGTTTTTCTCAGCAGAGGTCTGCTTGAACGCACCGGCGGGGTGAACCGACGAACACGGAGAAATAGAAGCTACAGAAGATTTAACACTGGATGTGTCAGAACCTTCGTCATCATCAGGAAGATCAGGGTTACCATCAGCAAAGGAAGTGGAGGAGGTAAGAGATATCGCAGAATTGGCAGCTCGAACGGATTCAAACTTCGCCATGTAGGAAGACCAACCATCGGTCAACTGTCCTCCGGGTCGGGGAACCGAACCGGGTTCAGCTTGAGCCCATGACAGGAAATCATCCCACTCGGCGTCGTAATCGACGTCTTCGCGGCCAGCCCAGGTTGCAGTGTCAACAGCAAAGCCGTTATCGTTGTACAGAATTACACCATTGCGGGTGGTCCTGACGCGGAGATTGCTTTTACCGTGTTTACCAATAAAAGCATCGACATCTTCAGAAGATTCATCTTTGCGCTGGGCCTCTTTGTCAAGACAAAGGGCGATAGGATAGAAATAATACCCCTCGTTCGGCTTCGTGGGGTTATCAACACCAATGGTGTGAATTCCAACACAGACGTTGCCAAACATCATAGGGGAGCCAGAGAAACCACTCTCAGTACTCGCGTGATGGGTAATACTAAAACCATCAACGGTAGAAGGGCCGTGGGAGCCGACAAGATTGCCATTTCCGTGGACGCGACCAACGACGTGTACGATAGGGTTCATACGGGTGACTTGCTTGTGGTCGGGTTTGCGAACAGTGGACACACCGAGC